GGATTATATATAAAGAGGACTTCGTTGCAATGGGAGGACATGATGCCTTATTCGCGCCATTCCCTTACGAAGATTCTGATATCTTTCAAAGATGGATATTACACGGATACGAATTAATCCAATCAAGGGACTCTTTCGTATATCATTTAACTTGTAGAGGTCATAGATTTGTAGAAGAGATCGGCAAGGACGACGATTACTTTAAACAAGCGAGCAACAAAGCGGCTAGGAATTATTTAAGAAAGTGGGGAAGTTGGATAAAAAACGACGAGTATCAATGCCCAATCATACCAAATAAATACAATGTGGGCATAGTATTGGAAGGAGAGATGGACAATTCCTTTTTGATAGACGCTTTGGAACCTTGGTGCAATACACTGTATTTAGAAGATAAAATTCAAGTCAATAAATACATATTTAGAGAACAGCCCAATACTTTGATGGATCTAAGCACCAGAGTTAAATCTGGAGCTCAACCTGACAACGACATTTTGGTTTACTTAAACGCTAAGACAGTAAATCAATTCACGATCCAGACTATCGGACAGCTTCCTGCAATTATTTCTGAGTCAGGAGAAGAGGGAGAATTTGAATTAGAGGGGATGAAAGTGATTATAAATAAAGTTCAACCCATCGGAATACCGATTAGACCTATGTTTTCTACCACCGATTAACGATATTTATTACCAAAGACTAGTTCATAATGGCGAACGTATTACCAAACACGAGATATTCTGTTAATTTAACCATAGACGGGGAAAAAGTTACCATTCCGTTACAGTTCGAGATTGAGGATTCTCCTACAAAGAAGGGCATTAACATGCAATTCATTCTACCTAAGGAAAGGATCCAAGACCCCAGAAAGAAACAGGAGTTCGCTAATAAAATATCGGTGGCACTACAAAAGAAATTCGGTGAAGCTGGAATTCCCGTTGATTATAACGAAAGAAACGCTTATTTAAACGTGGCATCTTTCATAATTCCTTTGAACGCTGTATCAAGTTGGTTAATAAAAACTCTTAAAGGAGAATAGCAATGCCAAATTTTATAATAGACAAGTTTAAGAAAAATTCCACTAAAGCCAATAACGGCCAAGGAAGCATTTATTCTGGGCCTTCCATCCCTACCAGTTACATACAACAAATGAAAGGAATGGCAAATATTTCAGCCCTAACTTCCACTTCTTTTGGATCTATTATACCGGCACCACCTCCAATTCAAGTAACTGTTTATTACATGACAGACGAACTTGGGGACATCATAACAGACGAATCAGGAAATCAAATACAATTAGACACATCAAATTAATACTCAATAGAAAATGCCAACAAACGTAAAAATATCACAGCTTCCAGTAGTAACAACTTTAGGACCAACAGACGTACTTCCTGTAGTAGCGAGCGGTGTAACATCTCAAATTTCCGAAGCTAGTTTAGCAAACGTAATTGCTCAAAGCATAACCGGATCCGAAGTAGTTTCTATATCAGGTAGCTCTCTTTATTCTAATGGATCCTTCTTAGTAAATACTAGCGGTTTTAGTACGACTAACGGACTTTTTTTAGGATATCAGGCAGGGTATAATGCTGCAAACGCATATCATACAAATTATTTAGGATATGAAGCAGGTTATCAAGCAACCAACGCCTATAACTCAAATTTTATTGGCATATATGCAGGTCAAAATTCAACCAACGCTAATGAATCTAATTTCATAGGAGATAGTGCAGGAAATTATGCTATTAATGCTTCACGTTCAAATTTTATAGGAAATGCTGCAGGAACATACGCTACTAATGCCTCACAATCTAATTTTATTGGCTGGCAAGCTGGTGATGCTGCTGCAAATGCTGCAGGATCTACCTTTATAGGACAAAGTGCTGGTTACTTAGCAGTGTCTGCTTCTTCATCTACCTTTATTGGTAACTTTGCTGGATATTATGCTGCTAGCGCTTCTTACTCTACTATAATAGGTTGGAATGCAGGTATGACTCAAACTTATGCTAGTGTAGGATCAAATAATATTATTATTGGTACTGCCATTTCACTACCTGCTGGATACTCAAATGGTATTAATATTGGAGGTTTGATATTCGGTAGCGGATCCAACGGACCTGCAGGATTTTCAGGCACACCATCAACCAGTGCCGCTAATGGCTTCGTAGGTATCAACCAACCAAATCCAGCGTACAGTTTGGACGTAAGTGGTTCAATTCATCTATCACAAGCTTTATTATTACAGCCTCAAGTTCCACTTCCAACTGGTACTACGGGTTCTTTAGCTGCATCAGGTTCGCATTTGTATTTCTATAATGGAACTTCATCAAACGCGGGTTGGGCACAGGTGATCTAAAATTAATCATTAGTTATGAAAAAAAATCAAAGAAAAACTGTCAGAGCAATATTCGATAACGCTGAAGACTTGAAGTGCGAACAGATAAAAGAGTCCGAGATACTGAAGACTTTACTAAAGCAGGAAGTTCCAAAAGCAATAGAAGACGCTATGGTGAATAGAAAGTCTTTTGCTTCCATATTCGAAATAAACACCACTAACAATTTCGTAGAGATCCACAAAAATTATTGGGCAGACTCACTCGCAACGTGCCTCCACTGGTACTTAGAAGACGGCACTGAGGACTACGAAACGTGCAATCACATCTCAAAGATGATTGAAACATTGAAAACGCCTAAAAAGTAAAACAATGACATTAGAACCCTACAAAGAAATACAGTTGGCCGTGGATTCTTTACTCGGATCCAAATCGACTGTAAGAAGAAAGAAACGTACACAATCGGACAGGAAGAAAGAGATGTTTTTCTCCATCATAACTTTAATGGAAGAGACAGTAATAAGGTCCAACATCGCGTACCAAGAGCTTCAGATTGATCTCTTTAAATTCGAAGATAAATACATTCAGATAATAGACATGCTCATGTTTATGAACTTCGGAGAAGACGCCATGGACGTTATAAGCTTTTATCTGTACGATAGAATAAATGACGACGGTTCTATCAATGCCATGAAGACTTTGGAAGGACAGGAAATCGTACTTCAAAATCCTTACGATTTGTGGAACACAATAGTTATGTTGAATCCCAAAATAGACGAATAAATAAAGGTGAGAGGAAAGCGCAAAAAGTATCAGAAGAAATTACCGCACGATGTGAGCAAGGCACTCGGATTTCCCCACCTTGGACTTCAATTGACAGAGGACGAAATAAGGGAAGCAATGGCCAATTCTCGCAACGTGGCCGAAGCGTGTAGGTACATGGGAATAAATCACAAGACATTTAAGAAGTACGCAGAAATGTACATCGACCTTGAGACCGGAAAGACACTGTACGAAACTCACAAGAAGTACGGCAACCCTAATCTAGTACGACCAAGGAAATTCAAAGAAAACTTACCAAGAAAGTTTCAAAAACAGATAGACAAACTGCTCACGTACAGAAAGTGGACCAGTCCTGCAAGGGTTGCCATCTTGAAGAAGATGCTCATCTTACACGAGCTGCACAAAGAACACTGCGAACGCTGTGGGTACAAAGAAAAAAGGGTCAAGGACGGAAAGCAACCGCTATTGCTTCATTTTGTGGACGGGGACAGAAGAAACTGGCAACTTGAAAACATAAGGTGGTTGTGTTACAATTGTTATTTCATTCACGTATTCGACAGCTTCAGTGGAAGGGTGTTAAGAAACATGCAGTCCGCACCTTTAGTTGGGGAAGAAACTTCTTTTGAATCTAACCTACTATTTTATAACATAGACGAATCAATACTCAAAGAGATAGAACAAATGCAAAAGTTCTTGGACGAGGGCCGATACACAGAAGAAGAGGACCTAATAGATTTTAAGACCCAAGAAGACAAAGACATGGAAGATCTTAAAAATATGGTGCAAGAAGTACAGTACGTAAAGCACAGCTTGGACGAAGACGAGGACTCACTCATAGATAGAAAAATCTAAATACATAACTGATTGACACCCAATACGGGCGTCATAACTGATTGGTTTCCAATGGGAAAAGTTCTCCATTGATAATCAACGAGTTGTGAATGCGCCCTGCTTGGATTCTGGCGCAACTGATTGGTTTCCAATGGACTTTTTTTCATTGGGATTTTTTTATGTCAATATTTTGTCGTAATTTTACCTATATTCACATCATTCTTATGGCAAAACGTAGAAGCGACAGAAATCACATCATATACGAGATAATTAACACTCGTAACAATAAACGTTACGTTGGCCTCACGGTCGCCAGGGGCAGGGCGTACAATAAGAGCGTTAGAATTCGTTTTCACCAACACTGCGTACGTGCGTTGGAAGAAAATAAAAATTGGGCATTGTACGAGGACATGCGTAAGTACGAACCAAACGTGTACGAAGTTAGAATAATAGACATAGTGCGAGGTAAAGCCGAAGCTCACAGATTGGAAACACATTACATACACAACTACGATTATAAATTAAATTCAACTATTAAAAATAAATAAAGTATGATAACAATCGGGAAATCACTATTGATAGTGTCCAGTGTAATATTAATTTACACATTAGTTAAAACAATATTTCAAACAATTAAAAAAAACAAGTAAGTTATGAGTAACAAAAATTTATTTCAATCGGTAAAAGAATTCATCAATTCAAAAGAACCTGGAAAAACATTTACAACAAAAGAGTTTCACGATGCTATGAGAGGTATCGAAAGCAAAACGTTTTGGAAAGCTGTCAGCAAAAACGAGTTCTATCGATCTAACGTATACAGAGGGTATTTAAGACGTTTAGGTTTTGTTGAAATGTATTTACGCGGCACGTGGAGAATCATTGCTCCAATTCCAAGTTGGGTGGACAGTGGTACAGCTAACTTCGTGTTTGATTATATGTACAATTACGAGGCGGGCCAAAAGCCAACTCACTATCACGATCTTACGTTGCAAGAGACGAAACAAAAAATAGCAGATCACATTAAAAAATTCGAAAAAACTAAACAAGAAAATAGTATGAAAAACACACTGCACGAATTTAAAGCGGGAGACAGAGTAAAAATTTTAAGTAATCTTGGCGGATCGGTAAATAAAGTCGGGGAAGTCGGAATCATTACTAATGTAACTACATATTCATTAAAAGTCTTTGTTCAAGGAAACGGCGATGGTAATAATTGGTCTGCACCTGAAGAAATAGAATTGACCCACGAACCACTTTCAAACACACAAATAGTAGAGACTACTCAAAAAGAATACATTTACGCAGTGGTAACAAACAGTGGCATCTATGTGTTTAAAGCAGAGGACGAAGCCAAAAAATTGGTCATAGAAAATGCAGCCAAACACAGCAAATTGTCGAAGATCTACAAAGTGGAATTTGATGGTGCGCCATTTGGATTTGACGATTACTATAAGAGGTTTGATCTACGTGATTTTCAATTTTTTGGAGGCAAAGAGATTGACATGGCTAAAGAATTGGCGAGAGAATTGGTCGGTGCCGGTAAACACGGTCGAGTAGTGAAAAATTTGTGGTTCGTTACTGAGGGTCCTTATCACATGGTAAACAACGACGGTGATAGCGATTACGAATTGTTGGACGGTTACTCAGACGAAGACACACACACTTACGGGCCTTTCTTGTCTTACGAAGATGCTTGTGAGAAATACGATGAATTAGGTTTGGACGCTTATAGTGGTGTCGGTCAAGTGTGTATCGAAGACAGATGGTGCGGTCAAGTAAAAGAAAAGTTTCTCGTGAAAAAAATTGTAATCGACTACGATTACGATGAGAACGACGATTCTCATTTATTCTACGGAAAATAATTTAATTACATTTAATAAACAAATAAAAAAACTAAAGTTATGGGATTAGACATGTATTTAACAAAGGAAACTTACGTTAAGAATTGGGACTTCGTTGCAGACAAATTTGAAGTAATAGTAAACAAAAACGGGGAACCGATGAAAGGCGTGGATCCTTCTAAGATAAAAAACATAGAAGAGGACGCTGGTTATTGGAGAAAGTTCAATGCGTTGCACAATTGGTTCGTTCAAAATTTACAAGAAGGAGTTGACGATTGTGGAAAATATTACGTCAGTAAGGACAAAGTACAGCAAATTTTATCTATTTTAAAAGAGATAGATCAAGATAATTCTAAAGCAGAAGAACTTTTACCGACAACTAATGGATTCTTTTTTGGAGGCGCAGATTATGACGAGTGGTATTTTAAAGATATTAAATACTCCATTGATATATTTGAGCAAGTATTAAAGAACATTGGAACTGGATCGCACGATTATTACTATCAATCAAGTTGGTAATTTATGAGAGTAACCATTATAATAATAGCTGCGGTAGTCGTAATAGTGGTTACCGCAGTTTATGTTCACTTCTTAAGAAAAGAAGACAAAGACGTCTAAAAAATAAAAGTTATGTTAAGTAATTATGTATTATGGTACAATCAGTACGAAAATTTATGGTATGCTATTGATAGAAATTATCAGATATCATTCTTTGGTGGTAAGAGAGTTGAATCGGTTTATTTTGTTTCGGCTAAAGTAAATGATTTAATTAAACAATTAAAATAAAGTTATGAGTAAAAATTTGTATGAAGTAAATGGATTTTATGGTACTAGAAATAGAGGTACTATTTTAGTGTATGAAACACGTAGTGGTAAACGTTGGTATTGTGTTGAGGGAAGTTGTAATATCAATTGTACCTACGATGAGATTAACGAAGGTTGTGATGTTGAAAGATTATCGGACTTTGATACCATGAGTAGTAGAGATGGAATTAATTCAGTTGATGAATTATATGATTTTGTAATTAATTAATAAAAATAAAAAATAAAGTTATGATAAAAAGTAAAAAACAAAGTTTAGGAATTGAAATTGATTTGACGGGACCTGATGGTAACGCATTTGTATTAATTGGTAAAGCTGGTAGTTTGGCTAAACAATTAGGATTAGATAGTAAAGCCATTCAAGCCGAAATGATGAAAGGTAACTACGAACATTTAGTAGCAACATTCGATAAGCATTTCGGACATTTTGTAACCTTATATAGATAATACAATGAGAATACGTTCATCGCTACCTCCAATATCATTTCAGGGTGTACATAGTAAGCAATGGTATATTGTTACTACGGGAACTGGTGAGGGTTGGATTAAGGTAGATAGGAGTTATAGTTGGGCTGAATTGGAAAAAATGTGGGAAAAAATTACCTACTCCGCTCCTGCAAAACCAACAAAACAAAAAGAACTTAAAAAGTATTTTGTTGATGGTAGTAAAGGAAATAAGTACGAGGTGGTAAACGACGACGGATTTTGGACTTGTAGTTGTCCGGCCCATGGATTTGGCCGAGGCAAAGACTGTAAGCACATCGCATTAATCAAATCACAAAATAAATAAGTTATGACAGAGCAGTTAAACATCGGTTACACAGTAAAACCAACAGAACAGTTAAGTTTGGACCAGTGGTTGACAGAATTTAAAGTGGGAAAATTGCACGTTAATAAGCAACCCATCCACAATGCTAACGAGATGATGAAGCAATATTCGAGTCAAGAAAATTATCTATCTAAAATGTTAAAAATAGTTCAAACAAAATTATGCTTAAACTAACAAAGAAACATCAATCATTTGTAGATTACATAAAAAAATCCTGTAAAGAGAAAGGCATCAAGTGCGAATTAAGAAATGTGGGTTACGTGAAGATCTCAAAAACTGCGCGCTGTACAGGATATTTCGACGATTACAATAAGAAGTTAGTGTGTTCGATGAAAGCACCCGACGCCTTTCACGTATTGGTGCACGAGTACGCTCACTTTATACAATGGGTGGATCAGTGTAAAGTATGGACAAGTTTGGGTGATAGCTTGGACATCGTGGACAGGTGGTTAAGCGGAGAAGACTTCGAAGACATAGACGATCATATAACTGCGTGCATGAATTTGGAACTTGACTGCGAAAAAAGAGCTGTCAAAATAATTCAAGAATTCGGTTTAAAGATTAATTTGGAAGAGTACGTAAAGAAAGCTAATGCGTACGTGTTGTTCTACGATCACATGAGACGCATAAGAAGTTGGTGTAAGAAAGAAAATATGCCTTACAGAAATAAGGTACTAATTAAGGCTATGCCTTCCACTTTTAAGATCAATTACAAAAAGCCTCCAAAGAAATTGATGGATATTTACGTAAAAGAGGGTATATGATCAAGAATAAGAACGTTGTGACAAGGGCAACTGCGTATAAAATCCTGTGGTGGTGCGTGTCAGAGTACGGCCGATCCAAATTGAACGGACCGTATCCTTACTTGGAATTTAGAAAGGCAGACTATTACACTGGAGAAGACGACTACGGATACTACGATGAGATAGAGCAAGTGATATTCATAAACAAAGAAAAGAACAAAATGCTTGAAGAACTCGTTAAAACTATCATACACGAATATACGCACTACGTTAAACACTCAATGCATGAATACAAAATCCTGTCAAAATACTTAAGCCACCACAGGAACCCATTGGAGATAGACGCCAGAAGGGTAGAAAAGAGGGACTACAAGAAGTGCTTAAGATTTTTAAAGAAAGAATACGACATTTATCAATAACAACCAAATATTTATTGTCAGGTATGAATAACGAATTAGTGTACGATATGCTGGATAGAATAGCTCAAGACGTGATACCGAATAAGATTCACGATCTACTGCACGTTAATTGTAGACAAGCATTCGTTGAGACAGCGACCGAATTGATAGAGAGAAACATGCTCAAACCCACAGTTACGAACATAAAATACTTAACTGTTAACTGGGAAAACGTATTATACACAAAATATTCGATGCTTAATTAAAATGGGACTATTAGACATTCAGCCGGAAACGATAAATACTTCGTTCCTTCAGTACGGAATATTGGGAGTTATCGCTTTAGTACTTGGGTACTTTGCGTGGACTCAGTACCAAAGACTGGTAGAAAAGAACGATAAGTTAGAAGAGAAGGTCGACAAGCTGCAAGAAGAGATGATGCAGATTTTGGTAGAAGAAAGGGACAGAATGTCAAAATTGATAAGCGATAATACAAGTGCCCTTCAGGAATTACAGAAAACAATAGTCACTTACATAGTATCTCAAAAACAATAAGCAAGTGAGAGACCCGAGATCGAGAGTATTGGAAAAAGAGGCGGACAAATTATTAAAAGCCTACGAATTGGCAGACAAATGGAAA